CTACTCCTTGCACTATCTTCAAATTCATATAAAGCTATTCCGCTTCCATCGTCAAATATGTCAGTAGTGGATTTTGTAGATGAATCATAATCTTCATTGTATAGAGTAGTTACTTCTCCGTCTGTTGTTTCATCTAATGCTCTGTTAAAGATTCTTACTTGGTCTATTTTACCAACTAAAGGACTTGTTGTATATGTACCTGCCCTACCTATTGTAAAATCTTTTGCGTGTGTTATTGTGGCATTAGAAGCACTTACAGGTGTACCATTATTTATATAAAGATAATTTGTAGAGCCATCTCTTACTGCTACAATATGATTCCAAGAGCCAAAATCTATACTATCAGTTGAAATTAAAGAAGTTGCGGTATTAGATGCATTTCTTTCATAAAACCTTATATCTCCATCAGTTTCAACAGCAAGATAAATACCATTTAAAGCACCACTATTTTGAATAGTCCCTGCGAAAAATTTTGTACCACTTGGTGCTGATTGTACAAAAATCCACATTGAAATTGTATAATTAGTTAAATTATTAAAATCTAAAGTTGTTGTGATATTTGCACTCCCATTAAAAGCAGCACCCTTTCTTATATACCCATTTACTTTTTTTGTGCCTCCATTCCCTGTATAGGTAACAGTTTCAAAATTGGCTAAAGGGTCAAAGGCTGCACCTGTTTTTGTAAAAAGTTTTTTTCCTATTGACATTAGATAATATTAGGTAAAGAATAAGAAACAACTGCTGCTTTAGTTGTTTTAGCGTTTATTTCCCCTTCTTTAGTTGCACATTCAGTTCTTAACGCTGCTCTATCGTCTAAAATAGATTGTTCAGTAGTGTTACCTAATTCGGTATCTCTTACTATAACCCAATCTGTTTCCGCTAACTTTCTATTGTAGATAGCTTTTAAACTTTCAATCTTTTGTGTTTTTAATTCAGCAACTGTTTGTGTCCAAGTCTTATTTATTACAGGATATGTAAATACGCTATTATCCGCATCCCATTCTATATCACCTAACTTTTGTATATCAGAATCATAGCTTGGGGTTACTACATTGTAAAAACCATAGGCTTCAAGTTCGCTATCCGATAGGTTATCAAACCCACCCATTACGTTACCAAAACTTTTTGGAACGTTTACATATTTTTTTATTGCTCCGTTTTCTTGTCTTGCTTTCATTATGATGCTATTTGTGATATTTGATACCAGGCAGCACTGGTAGATATAAACTTAAACTCTATAAGGTTTTTAGCTGCAGAGGTGTCATCGTAATCACCAGATATTTTATTAAACGTTCCAGCTGATCCATTAATGTTTTGCAATGTTAATGTATATGATCCCCCTCCTCCTGTAACTTCTAAAGTAACCACATCTCCGATCTTTATATTTGTAAAATCAATAGTTGCAGAATGCCCAGCGGTCCAAGTGAATATATCAGCGCTTGATGAATCAATTGTTATAGATGCTCCAGAAGTCACAGCACTAGATGCGGTGTATCTATCTTCTAAGACATTAGACGTAATTTTAGTTAGTGCCATAGTTATTTATTTGTTTATTTATTATTTATGTTTTTAGCTATAAAATTCAATTGTACCATTTCCAGATGTGAATACTGTTACTTTATCGCTACCCTCTGTATATGTATTAAATGATAATACATTCCCTCCAGAGGTTGTTTCTGATATACTGTAATCACTTGGATAACGTAAAATTACCACTCCAGAGCCACCATTACCTCCAGAAATAGTTCCGCCTATTGCTCCGCTGCCGCCGCCGCCACCTGTATTTGGATCTCCATTATTCATTGTATATGATGCGGCTCCATTACCGCCCCCTCCAATTCCTCCAGAGCCAGGACCACTATTTGCGCCAGCACCTCCCCCACCAGCATAATAAACATCTGAACCAGATACCTCTCCAACTGATGCGGTAGCAGCGTTTGTAGAATTTAAAATATTAACTGCTAAACCAGCGCCCCCATTAGGCACACTACCAGCAGCAGATGCACCACCACCTCCACCACCTTGGAAGTTTCCTCCATTTACACCATTAGCTCCATCATATCCTTGATTAGCAGTACCAGAACCAGCTTGATTACCTCCAGAACCAATAGAACCTCCTCCTCCACCAGATCCACCATCTCTACCAGCTCCAGAAGCGTCAGTAGTTCTAACACCTCCAGCTCCGCCGCCTATAGATGTTATTGTGCTAAATGTAGAATCATTTCCATCGTTAGCACTTGTCGGAGCTGAATAATCACTTTGCGTGCCCCCACCCCCTACTGTTACTGTATAATTTGTTGAAGTAGTTAAAGATAAAGATGATTCAGCGGAAGCGCCACCTCCAGAGCTTGAGCCATAAGAAGTTCTCAAGCCCCCAGCACCGCCGCCACCTCCATTTCGTCTATTACCAGAACCACCTCCAGCGACTACTAAAAAATCTACTGTCAAGTCTGGTAAAGACACAGCAGCTCCAGCTCCAGCCTCAGTAGTAACTAACCAGCCTTTGGTAGCGCCAGAATATAATAGCCTAGCGGTTTGATTATTGGTAGAAAGCACCAGATCATCAGTAGCGCCTCTAAGGTTTAGAGATCCAGGATCTATTGTAATATTATTTGTACCAGCGTTTGAGGCGTAATCTACTATGATAATCTCATCCCCAGCACTAGGCGAGGCTGGTAGAGTTACTGTGATAGCAGCGGAGCTAGTATCCACCAAATATCCCTCTCCACTTACAGCAGTAAATGCAGCGGTTTTGGCTGTAGTTTGCCAGTTTATTAACCCTCCAGAGTCTAAATAGTCAAAAGTTGCCTTTGTAAACGCCATTGTAATATTTTAAAAATTAATCCTCAGTAACTAAATCCCAGCTTGTCGTGTCCTCATTCCACTCATACATTTGCCCATCATCTGGATACTCTACAGGTGCCTCCCATAAGCAGCTAGTTTCGTTTAGTACCCAGCTATCAAATGGTTTTGGCGGAATAAAAGCATCTCTACTATGATCATAGGTATAACCTACCCCAGCATAGTTTTTTCTAAATGCTTTTGACTGATCCGCACTAGGCTGATTTGTCACAGGATCATAATGTACTCCGCCTTTTGTATTATAAGAGGTGCGCTTACATAACTGTCCAAACATATGCTGATAAACCAATTCTATATTAGTATCGGTTTCATCCTCATTTTTACCTGTGCAAACTTTTGTAACTATGTTTTGATAGTTTAGTAATGCGTAGTGTGCCATTTTATTTATTATTAATTTTTATCATGCTACTGTAAATTCTATAGTTCCATCTCCAACTGTGAAAGTTGTTATTTTAGTATCAGCTACTGTACTGTCATCTGTAGTGAATGATAATACATTTCCTCCAGAGGTTGTTTCTGTTATTGTGTAGGCATCTGGATAGCGTAAAATTACAACTCCAGATCCGCCAGCTCCGCCTCTTTGTGTTGTAAGGTTATTATTGTTTGTCCACGAACCTCCACCTCCGCCGCCGCCTGTGTTAACTGTCCCAGCATTTGCACCGCCACTGGCGCCACCTCCTGTGCCTCCTGAACCTATATTTGCTCCCATGCTACCACCCCCTCCGCCTCCACCAGCGTAAGTCACAGCGGAGCCAGTTATAGAGTTATCCGATCCATTTCCGCCGTTGTTTGCGGTAGTGTTTCCTGCTTGACTAGCACCTCCACCACCACCACCAATTGTGCCTGACGCTTGCGCTCCATTATTTCCTTGGCTAGGTGTTACAGATGGGGTGTTACCAGACCCAGCTGTTCCAGATCTTGATCCACCTCCAGAACCCCCAGACCCAGCAGCATTACTGCCTCCAGCTCCACCACCGCCACCAGCGGATGTTATTGTAGAGAAAACAGAATTGCCACCATTTTCACCAATACCGTTATCATAATTCCAAGATGCTCCTGTAGCACTCGGAGCTCCTCCATTACCAATGGTAACAGCATAATTTGTTGAGATAGCTAAAGATAGGGCTGGTGTGTTTGAATCTTCAAAAGATGTTCTATAGCCGCCCGCGCCACCGCCACCACCTACACCTCCACCGCCGCCGCCTCCAGCGACCACTAAATAATCTACCGTTAAAGGTTCTAACGATAAATCTAAAGCAGTAGCTGTTTCATTAGCGGCATTATAAGCTATCCAGCCTTGAGTAGCATCTACATAAACCATAGATACTCCACCTCTTTCGTAATCTATTGATACATCATTAGATGAGCCATTAATATTATCACTTGATGTTATTGTGATATTGTTAGTATCAGCAGTACCAGCGTAATCAACTATAGAAACCTCATCCCCAGCACTAGGTGAGCTAGGCAACGTAACTGTAATTGCAGCACTTGTAGTATTAACAAAATAACCCTCTCCAGCTGTGGCTGTAAAGTCTGCTGTTTTGTCATCAGTAACCCAAGAAATACCTCCTCCCCCGAGATCCCCGTCAATTAAATCTGTTATAAGTTTTGTTAGTGGCATAATACAAAATTACAATTTATAATTCAGCTGGTGCTATTGGTTTAGTATTTGGAAAGTCATCCGTAGATGGCCAGTTTCTTAATGTTTGCCTGTATGTAATCCAAGCTGCGTGATTTGGATAATCAGTCAAGGGAACAATAAAATCCGTTGATTTTAATTCTAAATTACGCCAAGCCCTAGCTTTAATTTCATGTTCTTCAGTTGTTAATATTGGATTAAAATATCTTTTTTCTACAACTGTTCCATTACTATAATTATACCTTAGTAGGTCATTATGATTAGGGTTTTCATTTCTAGTATTATCCGTTAAATTAGTTATTGTATATTCCATTAGAAGTTAAATATTTTTGCATAAGCATTACATGAGGTTGCATTGGTTTCTTTTACTTCTACTTTGCAACTTGTACTAAAATAAACAAAAGCAGCACCTTCAGCTATTGAAATAGGAGCAGCTTTACCTAAAAAAGCACGATTATAAGCGTAAAATGTATTCATTGTAGTAAACATAGTAGCACTCGAAGTATCATAATTAGTACCTATAAGTTCTCTTCCATTATTTGCATTATAAACTCTTGTATTATGTGGTGTTGGACTCCCATATGATTGAGTGTTATTACTATAAATAAGAAAATCACCCATTAAATTAGCAAAACTTTTACCGCTTGTATTTTGAACAAAACTATATTCTTTTGCAGTACCTCCGTCTATTGTTATTTTAAAAGTTGCTGTCGAAGTTGTTTGAGAACTACTGTATTTATAACTACCCACAGAAAATAAAGCACCTCCATTGGCGGCATTTGTAATATTAGCAATAGTTTCATAGGTATCATTAGTTTGTAAAGCAGCTGAATAAGCCCAAGGGTTGTTAGAATCGAATGTTTCTAAAGTAAAATAGCCCTCAGAATAGCCGTTATTTATTGAAAATTTATTTTTTGCCCATTCGTCTATATCTCTAGCGTTAGGGTAACTATAGTCTCCTACTGTTATTGTTTTTCCAATACCACCTCCACCGCCTGCTGCTGTTGGAAAAAAACTTGATAAATTCGCCATTTTTTATTTATTTTAAGCTGAAGTACCTTCTACTCCAATTAATACCCATCCTTGCGCTGAGCCAGAGTAAATAAGCTCAAAACCAGCGTTTAATTTGTCTATTGTTAGATCACTTGTATCCCCCATTATTTTGTTTCCATTTCTTGCTACAACACACGTTGCAACTCCCGATCTATTTGAAATTTTTACACTATTTCCATTGCTTGGAGAAGCGGGTAATGTGAGAGTTAAGTTTGCTGTTAACACATAAAGAGTGTCACTAACCGCAGTTGTATCAGATGAAATAACAGCAACACTATAATTTCTTGTAATATTTGCTGATACGTTATTCAATCCTCCTGTTGATTTAACCTCTATAGTGGAACCGTTTGGTGGAGGAGTTGAAAATGTTAACTGACTTCCAGATAAACTGAATGTATCTTTTTGCTGATATAATCCATTAATGTAAACATCAATAGCATTTTCATTAGCAGGGCTTGTTGAAAGATTATAATTTTCTTGTGATCCTGTGCCATCAAAGTTGTCTACATAAAGAGTGTCATTAAA